TAGCGGTAAACGCTGCGAACTGCTCCGCAATCAAAGCGGAGAAATCAACTTGAGGTTCTGGCGTAGGAGCCACCTGTTCTGTAGGCATAACAGATTCGTCGCTGTCAATCTGATCAGCCGAAAACACGCCATCTGCATTGGCTGCGGGCGTATCAACAAAGTCTGCCGAATACAAGCCGCGCGGGCGGGTCATGTAGTTGCCGCTCTCTTTGTCCAACTCCGGAGAATCCGCTGCAAACATCAGCGAGACACCGAAAGCAGACGGGATTTCATTGATCATCTCCAGCAACATATCCTTGCCGCCGTGAGCCTCAAATAAAGTCAGATCGGCCAGGAGCTTGCCTTTGCTGACCCGAAAATTCTCGTAATACCCGACCGTATCCTGCACCGAAGAAAAGTGATTCAGCTTTGCCTTCACCCGTCCCTTCTGCATCGCCAGAGCCTTGAACTGACCCAATGACTTGCGATCCACAAACACCCCGTGACCGAGTGCTGGCCCCTCTTGGATCAAGGAAACGCCCATGATGGTGTTTCCCGAAACCTTGCCTTGAAATGCTGCGAATGTCTGAATTTCTTCGGTGACTGGCATACTCGCCACCGCAATGTCAATCTTATGAGTCGGCCTCGGTGTCGCCCTCAGCGATGTCCTCCACCTCATCCTCAGCGGTATCCTCCACCTCGTCCGGACTATCGTCACCCTCCGCTGGTGCAGCCGCTGGTGCAGCGATGGTTGGCGCATTCGGAGCCCGGCGCTCCAGCATGTAAATAGCGGTTGGCAGATCCAGCACACCGCCAGACGCCTCTTGCACCATCTTCGCGTCTTCGACCAGCTCCATGGCTTCCGCGCGCAGGAGATCCCGAATAATGGTGCGGTCCTCACCTCGATCCGCCGCAATCTGAGTCTTCGAGATAATCCCGGCCATGGTCTCATCAATAAGGGCTTTTGACTCGCGGCCAACATCCGCCGTCACCTTAGCGGGATAGCGCCATTCACCGGAGTCAAAATCTGGAACCGTGGGAAGGTGCCCGAGTTGCATCCCACGAGCGATGACGCGCCGCACCAGAGGGTTCAGTAACTTTTCCTCCAGTGTAAGCTGGGTCATTTCAAACTCACGCGCCGCCTGTGCCGCTTCCATCCGGACTGCTGTCCCCTGTCCAGCCCATGAGTAAATGAATCCGAACGGAAGGTTCGTCGCCATGCCGCAGTTGCGAATGAGCGAGTCAAGAAACCCGTTGAACGTCGGTGACGGGCGGTTGCTTTCAACCGGGTTGAAACTTTCGCCCTCAGCCAGGTACTCGATTGTCCCCGGCTCGATCTTCTTCAGCCGATCCGCATCCGGGTTGTAATCGTGCGAGATGTCGAGCGATACGTCTTGATCCGCTGACCCGTCTGAGTTATTCACAACTCCCGAGATACTGGAGAGCATCTTGACCGACATCTTCTCGCACGCCAGAATCTCCATCAGATCCTTGATGTCGGTCACCGCCGCGTCAAACACTGAGAAGCCGCGATAGGAATCTAGCCGCGTCGGATCGAACAGGTGAAGGAAGTCCTGCGCAGGTACTTCAAGTGCCGGAGTCATCATCTCACCGGTCCGGCTGCGGTTGTAAATGCGGTATCGGATCGGTTTACCGGCACCATTGACGACGACGCCGGAAAAGTCCTGCTCGTTCTTCTTCAACGGCTTGAATGGTCGCGTGTCTGTCCCCTCACGATTTACAATTGAGCCGATCCGGTCTGCTTCGATGGCTTGAATGCGGATGGGTGAAACCATCATCATCTGTTCAAGCGGAGTCATCGGCTCTTCGAGTACGATGAACCCAATGTCACCGTCGCGCTTCATCGAGGTCACACCTAGCCCCGCCAGCGTGCGAAAATGGTGCCGCTGGCTTGCGTCTGCGTTGGCCATCCACCGCTCAACGTAAGCGCCGATCTGCTTGTTCACCGCCTCGTTACTTGTGCGCGCGACGTACTGGAGCCGTCCCACCGAAAAAGTGCGGTACTTCCGCAGGATCGACTTCACCACGCTGCTGTTCTCCTCCAGCCATCGAGCTTCGCGAATCAAGGTAACCCGATCCGTGTGATTTCGCGATGAATCCGGCTGATCAAGCGTCTGGCCGCTGGCTTTGCGGTTTGTGCTCGATTGCGCACCGACGCGCCAGAATCCGACCCTTTCCCCCGCATCGAGAGCCGCTTTCGCACGCGCGCGCTCCAGAGCGAGCTTAGGATTCACTGCGCGGATCATTGATTCGAGGTAGGTCATAGAACGAGTGTGCTGAAATCTGCTTTGAGTCGGTTGGAGATGGCTGGATATTTGACTGGATCAAGCTGGTGCATCCGTCGCATGGTCGCGCGCATCAGCGTCATGACCGGAATGCCACCGTCATTGCCGCTGGATCGAGTTTCAGACTCACCGCCGCCCGAGGTTGATATGACCATGGTGCCCTGACCATCAGCCAGCGCCGCAAGGCACTGCTCATAAAGCGTCTCGCAGTACTGTAGCGAAGCGTATCGTAGAATCGAGGGTCCACCCATAAAGTCATCCAGCCTGTCAAGCGTTGACAGCGTACTGCTCGATTGCTTGTGGGGCTTTCGGCGACGGGGTTTCAAATATGTCCGCTGTGCCTAGCAGCTTTTCGATATGAGCAGCAAGCACCTGCATGGATTCACAGTCGAACGCATGGTTTGGCCCTAATTTCTTAAAATAGTTTCTGTTTTTGCCAGTTTTCTTGTCTTTTTCAATAACAAAGACTTCGTTCTGGATTTCTGTATAATAATACTTGGGAGCATTGTTTGCGACCTGCCATGATGCACCTTGTCCTGCGCGCAAACGATGAAAGTTTTGTTTTATAGGGTCAGAACACCATACGATTCGTTTAGCAAGGTCCGCTTTTCTAGCCCCTTTTCCAGATAATCGAACAAGTCCAACACCAGAATCAATGAATTGAACTTGCGAGTAAGGTCTTCTGACTTGTTGCGCTCGCCCAGTCCTTTTATCCATGATTGTCCACGTAAAAAACTGAGTTTTGTCGCCTTTAAGCGCAAACCAATGATTATCTGCGCACTGCCGATAAACTTCGCCTTGATAGCGTTCAAAACCGCAATCAACAAAAACTCTACTGTCGTTAATATTAAACCTCTTCTGTAGATCCATTAATTGCTGCCAAGTGTGCAGTTCCCCAGCGTAAAACAGTCGAGAATCGCCGCTTTGAGCCCATAAACGCACCACCACGCGAAAATAGTCGCGCTGAACGTCCACCGTCATGTAGCGCCTGAATTCTTGGTCCCACTCCTCTTCCATTGCAAAAGAGCCAGACAAATTGACCTCCTCTGACTGGAACTCTCGCATGTCCCAGAACTCACCCAGTCGTTTCCGTACAAACTCCGCCAATGGTGAGTAATCACCCAGCTTGCGTGAGTATTCAGCTTTGAGAAACTCGCTTGCAATTGTGTCCCACGCCACCCATGGAACGGTCAAAGCGTTCCAGTGGTAAGACTTCACGCGCGGATCTGGTGCGGAGTTCTGGTTAAGGTAGAACCCGCTGTTTGCTATCGACCGCCGCACCCGAGGATCGTCCTTGAGCATGACGTGACAGGCCGGGCACTCGTAACGAACGGTATTCCGGATGCGCGCAAGGTCGTACTTGCCATCCGCCAGTTTCGCCCCCTCGCCATCCCACCGCAGTTGTGACAAAACCATTGGCCAATCCTCATTGCACTCAGGACACCGCACATGCCACTCACTGCATGAGCCCGCCATAAACGATTCGTAAAACTCGCCAGAGTTGTTCATCGGAGTGCTGACGTAGATACGCTTACTGTTCCGCGCATCAAAAGATGTTGTGCGCTTCCTTGATTCGTCGATGTGCCCGTGTGGCCAGTAAGCTGCCTCATCTCCAATCACGTACTTCGCCGCTTTTGACTGGAGGTTGTGGATGTTGCTAGCTCCCATCACGTACTGGGTCATGTGCGCGAATGCCACCGTCCTTTTCTGAATAGATTTGTCCCCACGCGCGAGCAGCTTGTTGACTGGTTTGCAGTCCAGAA